CTGAATCGCGAATGTAAAGAACAAATAGAAGGGTTCGAGGCAATTACACTAACTGGTGATGCTGAAGCCAGTGCGATCCGTGCAAGGGGTGCGGCACTGCGAGACAATCCAACACTGATTGAACTGGTACAGGCCGAGCGTTGGAATGGCATTCTACCTACCACAATGATTCCAGGATCAACAGTACCGTTCCTTAATGTAGGACAGTAAACAAAAAAGATCAGGGCCTTGGGGCCCTTTTCTCTTGACTAATTGATCTGACAATGTTATATTAATTTATAGACACACAAACAGAGAGGCATAACATGCTGGTAGTATTTGATATTGACGGAACTCTTGCTAACATCGAGCATCGGCTGGACTATGTTCGCAGCAAGCCAAAGAACTGGAAGGCGTTTGACGCTGGCATCCCCAATGATGCTGTTAACGCACCTGTCGCAGAAGCATTCCACGCACTCAAGGCTGCTGGTAACACCATCATCTTTGCTAGCGGGCGTAGTGATCGGACTCGTGCCGACACTATGGAATGGCTACAGAAACACAATCTGTGGAACTACAGTGCCAAACTCTACATGCGTAAGGATGGTGACTTCCGCAATGACAGCATCGTTAAGGATGAGATCATTGACGAAATCGTTGAGGACTTTGGGCAACTGCCGGATATGTGGTTTGATGATCGTCCTCGTGTTGTGCGGGCAGTAAGAGCACGTGGCATCTTTGTTTTCGATGTATACCAAGGTGAGGAGGACTTCTAATGTCTAAGCCTATCTGCACTGTAATGGTTGGCTTGCCTGCAATGGGCAAGTCAACTCGTGTTCGCGATATGAGCACAATAGATCCTGATGTGTTTGTCTACAGCACTGACAACATTCTTGAACGTATTGCTAAATTCTTGGGCAAGACCTATGACGAGGTGTTTGAGAAGCATATCAAAAGTGCTACAGCAGAAGCCGATATTGATCTTGCTTATGCTATCAAAGAACGCCAGGACATCATCTGGGACCAAACCAACTTGGGAGTTAAGAAGCGAGCAAAGATTATCAATCGTATGCGTCAGGCTGGCTATCAGGTTCGCTGTGAGTATATTGTTCCACCTGCAAGCGATTACTCAGGTGACAAGGAAGATTGGGCACAGCGTCTTGCAAATCGTCCTGGCAAGACTATCCCACAACACATCTTGAGCAACATGATTGAATCGTTTGTGATGCCCACTGCTGACGAAGGGTTTGATATGATCACCTTCTATGATATGCACGGGGCCTTGCTTGGAATTGACTACGCAGAACCTGCTTGACAACAGTCTACTCTTGTGCTATAGTATGAGAGTAGACACAAAAGAAAGTAAAGATTATGGACTATCAATTCCCTGAAATCCGTCATCTTGATGATGTGCTTCCTCACATTGAAGGCCGCGACGAATTTATCGTAGCAGAGCGTGAAGGATATAGTGTGGTAAACTATGTGGTGGCTATGGCTGACACCTTCAATATGACTGGGCCCGATGACTTAGGTGGTGCTGTTCGACGTGAGTGTAGAGGCTTGAAGTTCGCCCCAAGCGGTGAAATTGCTGCTCGTCCGTTTGTGAAATTTTTTAATGTTGGTGAAAAGGAAGAAACTCAGCCGCATTTAGTTAATCTATCACAGCCTCATGTTATCATGGAAAACTGGATGGATCAATGATTCACCCTATGCTAGTTGATGGTTATATCCGTTGGATGACTAAAATGGGAATCACTGAAGTGGCTATGCAAGCCGAAGACTTATGGACATTAAAATGACTGTGAGTCTACGGTTAGGTGATGGCCTATCCTTGTGTCCTACTAACTGGCAAAACTTTATTCGCGACCTACGTGATAGAGGAGTTGAACAAAACAACCTTGAAGGCTTTGACCTTGATACACTAAATCAAGAACTCAAACAGTTCAAGGCACAATATATTCCCCAAACAAGAGTTGACTTTGCTAACGAAAAGTGCTATACTTTGTTTGTATTGAAATATGGAGGCCTATAATGGCTTGGACACTTTTTTTAGATGACATACGCTTTCCAGCAGATGTGCGTCACAACTATGGGCCTTATAAGGATCTAGTTATCTGCCGCACTATGGATGATGCTGTGTGGTGTGTGGAGCAATATGGCTTGCCCACTTTCATATCATTTGATCATGATTTGGCAGATGTACACTACATCATTGGTGATGGCGAAAAGACTGGCTACACCTTTGCTAAATGGTTCTGTGATTATATCATGGATCACAATCTGCGTTTGCCCATGGGCTTTGGATATTTAGTACATTCAATGAATCCCGTAGGTGCGGAAAACATTCGCAAGTATATGGAAAACTTTTTAAAGGCTTATGGCGATGCTTAAAAAAAGTGGTCCGCACCTATACCCCAGCCCGTTCGTCAGCGTGATCGAAAACGCTGTTATACTGTTTGGACACAGATATTAAACAGATCGTGGGATGCCGGCGAGGTAGTGTGGCTAACTGATGCTCAACTTACCTTTGCCCGTATCAAATATCCTAACAAAGAGTTTGATCCTGTATTGGAACGAGACAGTTTAGAACTATACAAAAAATACATCAACCAAACCATAGAGTAAAGGAACATACAATGGTTACTAAAGTAAGAAACGATTTTAAGGTATACGAAGAAGTTACCACACTGGGTAAGACACTGTGGCGAATCCGCATAGGAGGCCGCAAAGGTGATGTGGTCACCAGCTGTAACAGTGTAGAACAAGCGGCAGAAGTTGCTCAACAGTTGAATTTGGATCCGTGGTATCTAGGCCGAGGAAACACCAGAGCAGATCGAAATAGTTGACAAATCATAAAAAGAGTGTATAAATAAACTTGTAAACGTTGAAACAACGTGGACACATTCTGGACCTGGGGGCGGTACCGGGCAAAAATAACTCTTTTAGATAAATAATAATGTAGTTCGCGGATGGCAGTCCCAACTACTCTAAAAATACTAAAGGAGATTTCCAGCAATGACATATTATTTATATGTAAAAACACACAATCAAACAGGATTAAAATACCTAGGTCAGACATCTGCTGACCCATATACTTATAAAGGCAGTGGTACACGATGGACAAATCATCTTAAAAAACACGGTGCTGATATCTCTACAGAAATATTAATAATAACAGACAGTAAAGATGTTATTAAAGAAAAGGGCATAGAATACAGCAACCGTTTTAATATTGTCGAATCTAACGAATGGGCTAATCTTAAAATAGAAGAAGGCGACGGAGGATGGAGTACTTGGAATAAGGCGCCTGCTGCTTGGGCAGCAAGATTAAAAGGTGCTAAAAAAGGAGGTGGACTTCGATCAACTTCATTTAAGAAGGGCGACCCTGAAGTTGTAAATCTTAGTAAAAAAGCTAACGAATCTAAAGAAAGGAAGATTAGAGACAACCCTGATGTCTATAAGGAATCATACAAAAAAGTTTCTAAATATCAAAAAGAAAATAATAGTATGAAAGACAAATGCTGGTGTGTTCCAGAAAATCTTACAGATACTTCGAGATTCAATCTTGACAAACGAGTTTTTTCCGTATATAATATACAAGAAGGATGGATAAGGATTACAGAAGCAAGAGATAGGCTAAAGAGAAAGTCTGGAGTTTATGGAAATTTTTGGATCTATAATCCAACAACAAAAGAAAATAAATACACGAGCGGCGAGATACCAAACGGTTGGTATAAAGGTCGTAGAATGGAATACTATAGGAAATAATACTGTCTTATAGTTTAATCACGAATAGGTGATTGATGTACCGGACTTGGCTTTCGAAGGCCAACGCCTCCACCATAAAGCACATATATAAATGTGTGTTTTACTCCGGGGGCGAAAGGGATCGACGGGCGTTAAAAACTTATTTTTAGGTATTCGTGTTGACCTACGTTATTCAGTCAAACATTCTAAATGCAAACGCAAATAGAGCGCCAGAGATGGCAATAGCAGCCTAAGGGTATGTGAGGGTTTTGTAAGTTGAACCTAGTAACAGAATCAACTTACACTTACAGACGGCAAAAAGGTTTAACATAGTTTTATCAGCTGGGTAAGAGAATGTGCCCGTTAAACTGGGACTAGGACATTGGGTTACAAATAGTGGGATACAAAACGCACCACTCTGAAACTGTAAGTACCTGCTACACTTTAGCGCAGCAACGATGCTTGACACATACGCTAAACAATGCTAAATTAACATATACACATACAAAAGGACACACAATGAACAGAAAAGCAAAGCCAGTAGGCATAGTTACCACAGTGAAGACTGTAATTGCTATGCCTAGAGAGATGTGGGATAGCGTAATGACCATTGAAAATTCACCACTGAAGAATCTAGACCCTATGGCGGCTCATATGGTATTTCAAAGTCTAGCATTTGTATGGAGCGGCCT